GACGGCTTTTGAAATTGACGCCGTTTTGATTATAGAAAACACGGTAATGGAGGCGGTAAATGGCAATCGATAAGACTAGCCTAATCGTAGAGGTCCAGTCGAAAGGGATCAGTGAAACCACGGCGCAATTAAACAATCTTAAGAACGCCGGGAACTCTGCCGCCTCATCGAATGCAGAGCTTGCGAAACAGATAGCGGGTTTTACTTCCGTTGCTGGGCTTGCGGTCAATGCCGGAATGAAAGCGGCTAGTATGTTTGTCGAAATGGGCCGCAAGTCTATAGAGCTTGCAGCAGGTTTTGAAAAGTCAAGGGTCTCGTGGGGCGTCCTAATGGGAGACGTTGCAAAAGGCAACGAAGTCTTTTCACAGCTTCAATCCTTTGCAGCAAAAACCCCACTATCATTTCAATCGGTAGAGACAGCCGCAAGGACCCTATCTGGTTTTGGCGTAGAAGTAGAGAACCTAATACCGACGCTGTCAAAACTCGGCGATATTTCGCTCGGTGATAATCAGAAGCTCCAACAGCTTGCCCTGGTGTTCGGACAAGTAAAAGCGCAAGGTCGAGCGATGACGCAAGATCTGTATCAGTTTGTCAACGCCGGTGTTCCGATATTCCAAATGCTCGCCGATGTAACAGGCGTGACTGCCGGGGAAATTAAAGAGCTCGCAGCACAGGGCAAGATTGGATACGAGGAGATAGCTGCTGCAATTGAGAAGGCAACAGGAGAAGGCGAGAAATTCCATGGGATGTTGGAGAAGACCTCAGAGACTACCGCCGGAAAATTCACAACCTTTCTGGATAACGTAAACCTACGTCTGGCGAAGATGGGGGAGGTTTTCCTTCCTGCTGTTAATGCGGCCCTTGATGCTATGAATGATGCAATGCAAAGGCAGACAGAAGGCGAACTGGTCGATAAAGTTTTAAGCGGAAAAGCAACGGACTATGCGCAGGCTATAGAAATTTTAAAGAAAGAACGTGATGAGATAATAAATGGCATAGGTGGCTGGTCGCAATTGGAATATACTGGCGGCTCTAGATTAAGGGTACAACAAATACAAGCGCAAATAGGTGAACTTGAATCACTTTTAGAATTGCAGAACAGGATGAACACCCAGAATAGGCAACCAGCTGGAGCACCTCAAACGGAAGTAAACAAACCCAAAAGTACAAACCTGGGTTTGAAGACATTTGATTTTGGACTACTCAATCCTTTTGCAGGAACAGTGAATGGTGGAATACATCCGGATTATCTTTTTACCGGTGTACCTTTACCGATGCAAGATATAGATCTCGAACGGTTCAGAGAGCTTGAATACGCAGATAAAATAACCGAACAATATGCAGACAAAAGCAAACTACTCAAAGAACAGATCGACCAGTTAAACGCAGCATTTGCCAGAGGCGACATTGACGCTGGAACTTATGTCCGAGCGCTTGATGACATGCAAGGACAGCTTGATGAGCTCGACACGCAAACCCAATACGCAAGCCAGATTACTGAGCAATACGCAGATAAGAGTAAAATACTCAAAGAACAAATCGACAAACTAAATGCAGCTTTTGCAAGGGGTGATATTGACGCTGGGACTTATATTCGAGCACTTGAAGATATGCAAGGACAGCTTGATGAACTCGATACGCAAACCTTGCAATACAAGCAGACAATCGAACAGCTTAAAAATGCCTTTGCAAGTATCGGGCAACAAACTTTTGTAGATACGTTCAAGGCGCTTGGAGAGTATTTCGCATCAGGAGCCGATGGAGCCGATAATTTTGAACAGGCAATGATTCGGTTGATAATGCAGATCACAAATCAACTTCCACTGATGTTTTTATCGGCAGGTTTGCAATTGATTATTACTGGAAATATTCCACTAGGGCTCGCCCTTATTGGGATGGCTGGCATAAGTGCAGTAGGCGCTGGGGCTTTGAATTATACTTACTCGCAGGCGACAAAGAACGCGGCAGGAGGAGTGTATAACTCTCCGTCGCTTTCTGCATATTCAGGTGGTGTATATGACAAACCACAAGTCTTTGCTTTTGCCAAAGGTATCGGAATATTCGGGGAAGCTGGCCCTGAAGCAATTCTCCCACTTAAACGCACGTCAAGCGGGGAGCTCGGAGTAAAAGCAGAGGCTTCCGGGGCGGTCAATGTGGTCGTCAACAATTATACAAGCGCTGAAGTCAAAACGAACGTCGAGACACTAGCCGACGGGACTAGACAGATCATAATGACGATTGAAAACGTGGTTAAAGGCATGGTAAACTCCGGGAAACTTGACGGGGTCCTCTATCGTGGTGGACTTCGTCCAATTGGCATAAGGGGGTAAGCTATGGAAGTTTGGCCGTCGACTTTACCGCTTCCTGAACAGGAAGGATATAACGAAGTGCAGGCGAACAACATTCTGCGTACAACAATGGATGCAGGAGCCCCGAAACAACGGCGTCGATATACAGCCGTTTATACAACAATTAAATTTCAAATGACACTTACAAGCGCACAGACTTCTACCTTGATGAGTTTTTACAATCTTGTCGGTGCTGGGAGTTTTACTTGGACGCATCCGCTGACAAGTGCATCGGTAACCGCTCGATTTACAGAGCCGCCGGTATTGACTGCAAAGGCGAATTACTTCCTGGCAAATGTAACGTTGGAGGTGTTATGAGAACTATATCATCGACTGCAAGAGAGCAGTTTTATAAACAATCTTCTGGTTATTCACTTCCGATTCTAATTGAGATAACTCATGGCGTATCCGGATACATGGATCCGCTCAGGCTTGCAAACAATAGCGAGACACTTAACTATAATGGTAACGATTATTACCCGTACCCGTTTATCTTTTCTTTTCCTGCAATCCTTGATAACGGAGCAATCCAGAATGGTAAAATTCAAATCTGCGCTGTCGACCAGCAAATAGCGCAGATTATCAGGAGTACCAGCATACCACCAATAGTTAGGGCTGTCGCAATGTTTTATTACGATAACGGGACGGTGACATTTGAGCCTGTCGCCGCTTGGGATTTTGAAATTGCTAACGTGTCGGGAAACGCAGAAGTTATATCTGCAGACTTAATTTATGAGACACGGCTTGAATACGAATATCCTGTCGGCGAATTCAGACCTATAGATTTTCCGGGGGTGTTTTAATGGTTCCGTGGGTAAACGACTATATCGGGATACCGTATAAAATTAGCGGGCGAGACCGGAGCGGTTGCGATTGCTGGGGGCTTGCTTGCCTTATACTCAAAGAACGATACGGAGTAAATATAGACAGGTATATTTATAAAGATGTTGAAGATGGTTATAAAATAATAAAACGAGAAAAAAAATATTTTGAGAAGATAGATAGTGAACCGATGCCAGGCGACTTAGTGCTATTTAAAATAATGGGAAAATACTTTCATGTTGGCGTTGTAGTTGGAAAACCTGATGAACGAAATATGCTCCATACATTAATAAACCACGATAGCGCCTTAGACAGATACAACGGCCCGAAGTGGACAAGCAGAATTGAGGGGGTATACCGTGTCGTATAAAATACTTTTGAGAAAACATCCATTTATACAAACTTCTTACGAAGTAATAGAAAAGACAAACAGCAAATCGATTGAGAAATTACTCAAAGAGCTAGACATAAACCATAAATATGTTTTTGCCATAAACGGCGTCATAAGCGACGATCTAAAATACAAACCTAGGAACGGCGACTTAATCACAATAAAAGTTTTGCCAGAAGGCGGACCTGACGAAGCAAGAAGCGCAGGAGCAAAAACAGCAGGATGGGGTGGCTTTCTTGTCGTTGTCGGCTTTATAACATCATTCTTTTTTGCACCAGTGGGCCTCGCTATCATGGGGGCAGGACTTGCCGTAGGATTTGTCGGTGCTGGAATTATGGGCATCGCCGACATGTGGGATAAACTGTCAAAGCCTGGAAACGTAACAATGACTAAAAACTTGCCGCAGATTGCAGGCTCACGAAACAGTATAAACCCTTGGGGTAAAATACCCGTCGTTCTTGGCACCCATAAGATATCGCCATATTACGCAAGCAAGCCTTATACAACAATATCAGGGACTGATGGAGACACACAATATCTTTATGAACTCTTTGCAATTGGATATAAAACGCTCTCTGTCTCAGACATAAAAATCGGAGAAACACTTTTAGCTAGTAATACAGCCGACATAAGAAATGGCACCATCACGATTGACGGGAGTTATGCAGACGTAACACTTGAGATACGACAAGATGGGACGCTCCCCGCAAACTGGTTAAACACGATCCTCGAAGACAGTGTCAGTGTACAAGCAAAATACGGGAAAGAAACTTGGCGGACTACGCCAGATAAGACAACGAAGGCCGTGGTAGAAATTTATTTGCCACGAGGATTATTTAGGTATAAAGATGATGGAGGGACAGATAATCACTCAGTAACAGTGGAGATAAAATATCGCACCGCTGGAAGTACTACCCCGTGGGCGAGTTGTCCTAGTATCGGTACGCTAAATCTAACACGCAACACAACAACTGCTATGCGGTTTAGATTTGAGAAGACTTTAACCGCCGGAAAATACGAGATCGGAGTAAAAAGGATCTCAGCTGACGACACTACCGACAGTAAAAAGATGTCGGATACTTACTGGTCAATCATGCAAAGCTGGACAGCATCAGCCCCAGTATCTACCTCAATACTCGATAAAGTTTGTTTGCTTGCGGTAAAGATAAAAGCAACCGACCAGCTTAACGGCGTGATTGACAACTTGAACCTCATCGCAAAATCAGTTGTGCGTGTTGGTCCAAACTGGAATACTTCTACGATAAGCAATAACCCAGCCGATTTATTTGTTCACGTCGCAACGCAGGCGGCAAATGCAAGGGCAATTCCGGACAATAAAATCGACTGGTCAGTCATAAATGCCTGGCGCACAACATGCATGAATAAGGGTTGGACTTGTAACGCAGTAATCACGAGTGGAGAAAAGCTAAAATCAATTCTTAACAGAATTGCCCAGACCGGGAGAGCGTCGCTTAATTTGCGAGACGGACTTTATTCAGTCGTCGTTGATGAACCTAAGACAACGATTGTCCAGCACTTCACAAACAAGAACGTAAAGAATTTTTCATGGACAAAATCTTTCGCAAAGACACCACATGGGATACGTGTAAATTTTCTTTCGGCATCGGATGGTTATGCTCCTAGCGAAAGAAAAGTTTTTGACGACGGATACTCAGAGGCAAACGCAACCGAGTACCTTCAGCTTGATATGTGGGGTATAACAGACCCAGATCTCGCATGGAAACATGGCAGATACAGAATAGCCTGCATGAAACTACGCCCAGAGGTTTACACCTTTGAGACCGACCCTGAAGGTATAATCTGTGAGCCAGGAGACTTAGTGCTTGTAAGCCATGACGCAATAAGCGTCGGGCAGAAAAGCGGCAGAATTAAAAACTTACTTATAAGCGGGTCAGATATAACTGGATTTGAACTAGACGAAACAGTTACGATTGTAGCTGGGAAGAATTATGGCATTAAAATACGAAAGGCCAATGGAACTTTTGTATCATATCAAATCACCACTTCCGTCGGCGATAAAACGATCGTATCACTTACAAGCCCTATTCCAGTATCGAGTGGACCACAGGTTGATGACTTATATACCTTTGGCGAGTACGGTACAGAGACTTTGCGCTGTATCGTTATTGGGTATGAGCCGACGAACGATTATGGAATTAAATTATATCTTACCGATGAGGCGCCCGGTGTACACACCGCAGACAGTGGTACGATCCCAGACTATGAACCACTCATTACAAGACAGGCTGAGGAAGTTACTCTTGACAAGATAAGCGGTGAAATTACAAGGATAGACAACGATCTATCTGGATTATCTGGGGCACTAAACAGCACGCCTACGAAGCGGATAATTGTTAATCTATATCAAGAACTTGCAACAACTCCAGAACTTCCAACGGCTGATATAATTGTGAATTTCGAAACTAATGAAATTTCTGGTTTAACCGAGGGATGGTCAGACACTCAGCCGCAAGCTGTAAGAAAACCGATTTGGTTTATTTCTTATAGTACGGTTATTCCACTTACTCAAAATTCATTGCTTATCACTCCAGACATGTGGTCTACTCCGGTAAAGATTTACATTGGTGCTCCCATCTATCTAAGCCTAACATCAAGCATCCCGACGTCTGATAGTTTCACTGACAAAATAGAAGGCGATTGGTGCCTTTGTACTGCTGACGGGAAGTTTTACAAATGGACAGGCTCTCTATGGACTGATAGCGGTATAACAACACAAAATAAAATGGCAGCACTGCAGGATTTGCTTACCATTGCAGATGCAAGTGATGCAACAGCGTTCTGCCAGACATTGGTATCTGTCGATGCATTTATACAAGAATTGTTTTCAAAATATATTCAAGTCGGGGGCTCTATTAGAGGTGGTGGCAGATACGACCAAAACGGGAATATCATAAACAGCAATGCAGCAGGATTCTATTTCGATTCCGCAGGAAACTTTAAGCTTAGGGGTGGAACTATAGACGATGGCATCGTATACGAATTCAGATACCAACGTTCAGCCACACAGCCTACAACCCCTACGGGAGACAATCCCAGCGGTTGGTATACCGACCCGAGTCAGGCTACGGGGACCAATCCGCTTTGGATGACACGGGGATTGAAAAATAGTTCAGGCGGTTTGCAAGGTACCTGGTCAGCCCCCGTAAAGGTAACCGGGGAGAGTGGTCAGTACACTGACTACCGATTTGCGAAGAACACGTCACCAACTACTGCCCCATCATATACTGCCAATGCAGACAACCCTGGATCTAACTGGTACGACGCTCCACCAAGCCTTAGTGCTGGCGAGTACCTCTGGATGATACAGGCAGATTGGAGGGGAACAACCAGGCTTACTAACTGGACAGCCCCTGTCCGCTTATCAGGGCCTCAGGGCGCTACCGGAGCGACCGGTGCTACCGGAGCGACCGGTGCTACCGGAGCGACCGGTGCTACCGGAGCGACCGGAAATTACTACGAACTCCGCTACCAGCGCTCTGCCACGCAGCCCGCAACGCCGACCGGTGATAATCCGTCAGGTTGGTATACCGATCCGAGCCAGGCTACGGGGGCCAATCCGCTTTGGATGACACGGGGATTGAAAAATAGTTCAGGCGTTTTGCAAGGCACGTGGTCCACACCAGTGAGGGTAACCGGTGAAAATGGCGTCGTTCGGTCGCTATCATCTCTTGGCAGTGCTGGATTATACCAAGGTGAAGTGGCTCTTTATAATGGTATCCTTTATACATGGAACGGTACTACTTGGGTAGTTGCGGACGTCATAATACCTGCTAGCACTTCATTACAAGCCTATTATTCTTTTGACGATGTACCAGATATACCGGATGATACGAGCGGAATTATTTATTTACAAGATGTCTGGGCTACAGTGGATGGATGGAGTGTAAATGGTGGTACTATATCTGTTGCCTCTGGATTATTAAAACTAGACTCAACGACTAACGATTTATACATTTATAAAACAGGGCTTTCTTTCGATGGTAATACCAATAGGGTAATACGGATAAAGTTTAATGGGGTCCAAGGCAGTGCTGGTGGGCAAATATATTATTCAACAAGTGGTCATGGATGGTCTGCTTCTTATTATAGAAACTATACTATACCAATAAACGGTGGAATTGTAGACATCGATATGACTACATTAACCGCAGGTGGTACTGACTGGATAAATAACACTATTACGGGTATACGAATAGACTGCGGTAGTGCCTCTGGGGAACATTATGAAATTGACTGGATATATATTGGTAGTGGTGCATATAAAACCCCGCTTATCAATAACACAAAGGATTCTCTTCATGGCACAATTTATGGGGCTACTAAAACTGGCGGCATCAATGGGAATGCTTTAAGTTTTGATGGTGTAAATGATAGGGTAGTTTTACCTAATCATAGCGACCTGAAACCTACAGAGGAAGTATCAGTATCTGCTTGGATAAAGATAGACAGTACCACTGACCATGAGAAAAATTATGTTTTGT